TGAGAAGAACAAACCTATTCAGGCATTGTCCGAGCGGTTTATTCAGGTTAATGCTTGCCAGTATGTGGATCATATAATTCCGTACGATACGGAAGCAGATCTACTAAACCTGTTGGCTGGTTATAACTGGGATGTTCGTTTCCTTGGCATGGATTATATTAATCAGCCTGACTTTACCGGTTGTGAACTTGACATCCCTATCCACTACTGTAGTCGTCGACACAGTTACAGTTCGTCTCGTTTACGCGAACGTATTAAGAAAGCTAAGTAAACTGTATAAATACCACGTCACGCCTAATGGGTGACACACAACACAAACTCGCTTAATAGGAGAAAATACATGAAAACTTTTCACAGCGCACGCGCTTTCAAAGATTTCGACCAGTTCTTTGTCGGATTTGATAAGGTAGCAGAAAAACTATTTGCAGCACAAGATCAGGCTGCAGCGGTTGTTGCCAAATACCCTCCATACAATATCAAAAAGATCGACGAGAACAAGTACATTATTGAACTTGCTGTTGCTGGCTTTGCCAAGCAAGACCTCGAGATTGAGATTGCTGATGATAAACTTACAATTAAGGGTAATGCAGCTGCTCAGTTCGATGCAGTTGAAGAGGATTCGGCTGGAGCATGGGTCTTCCCGCAATTCCTGTATCAAGGACTTGCTAGCCGTCCGTTCACACGCACGTTTAGTCTCGCAGACAATGTAGAGATTCGTGGTGCAACTCTTCTGAACGGTATTCTAAAGATTGCTCTAGAGGCAATTATCCCTGAGCACAAGAAGCCGAAGAAGGTAGAAATTAACGACGATGAATATCCGTCGCAGGCTGCCGAATTCTTGGCAGAAGGTAAAACCAAGTAAAAAGATGGGGGCTTTCGCCCCCATCAATCTATTATCCCCAAGCAAAGTATTGCTTTGTTTTCTTGATACGGTCATCAAGACCGTGTGTTCCACCATTCACTCGCTTTGTGATCTGAGTGATAACGGCATCGCTAACACCCTTGTCTGCGATTGCGAACAGGTTGTTCTTACGGAAGAACCATAGAGCCGATTCGAATGCAAGCTCAGTTGTAACTAAGTCAGGATTTGTCAGAACATCTGGACGACCAATGTCTGCTGCAAATGTGGTATAGTTCGACTTGCCTGTCAGCTGAATAGGACCACGCCCACGGAACTTCCAGCCGTCACCTGACGACTCTGCACCATTGCCCATACGGTTTTCATAAACCTTGTTGGCAATCTTCTCTGGCTTACGAGCATATCCAGCAGTCGATGCGATTGTTGGGAAGTACTTCTTAAAGATTCCGTTCAGACCCTTATCCGAGTAGTTCAGGTTCTCTTGGAATACCTTGAAGCCACCAGACTCGTGCGCACACTGTCCGAAGAAGTGAGCAGCCTGGTTATTGGTTAGCTTGAAGAAGTCTCTTGCTGCCTTATAAGTACCAGGACCCCACTTACCATCGGCAGCAATGCCACACTTAGCCTGAAGAGCCGCTAATGCACCAAGACCCTGTGCAGCTGGAGCTACCTTTTGACCCACAACCGAGTGCTGCGGAACTGCTGGACTTGCTACTTGAGGAGCTCCTGCTTCGCGAGTCGTTGACGGATCAAAGTCAGCTACCTGTTTATAGACGGTACCGCCTGCCTTCGACTTCGTAGCAATCATACGCTGTTTGCGGTTGCCGCCTTCTTTCTTGATTGAGGCGTGTACCCAACCAGAGTTCTTGTCACCTGCAGAGTAGAACTCGAGGATGACTTGGTCAAACTCAAGATTGTCAGCAACCCAGTCAGCAACCGTCTTGTTGTCAACACCCTTGACTTCGAAGTCAATTGCCTGACCGTTGACGTGCTGCGACGTCTTCGAACCGCCGACTGCCTTATTGACAAGCGGTGCACGATACGATGAGTTGATTGTAACAGGGCCGAACTTTGCACGGACAGGCTCAAGGATCTTCTCGCAGCAGTATCTCATGTTCTCAATGTGTTCAGGAGTTGGAGTATTACTCAATCCAAGTTTTTTAGCAGTTGGAGAAACAGTCATTTCTTCCAGTTTAAAATGTTCAGTCAATTGCATTTTTTTGTCCTTTTATGTGTACATATTATCGAACCCGTGTTATACTTAATATTGGCCACAAGGAGTCATCATGAATTTCTACACGAATGTAACACGGCATAAGGGTAATATCCTGGTTCGTGGAATCAAGGACGGCAAGCCGTACCAGTTTTCCACGAAGTATAAGCCGTACCTATTTATTCCTTCTAATAAATCCACCGAGTACACCAACCTCAAGGGTGAGTACGTCGGCCGAGTCGACTTTGACTCTATGTACGAGGCGCGCGAGTTCCTCAACCAGTACGACAATGTAAGTGGCATGAAGATCTATGGTCTCAGCGACTTCACGTACATGTACATATATGATAATTACAAGGGGACGATCCAATATGATCCGGCCCAAATTTCTGTGTGCTCTATCGACATCGAAACCAGTATTGAGAATGGTTTCCCGGATATCGAGACGGCTAACAGTGAGATTACAGCTATTACCATCGGCCGCAATGGTAAGAAGATTTCCTTTGGTTGCGGCGAATACAAGGAGCATAAACCCAATGTCACATACTTTAAATGTAAGGATGAAGCCGCTCTCCTCGAATCGTTTCTGGGAGTTTGGCAAGGACCAGAATTCAGCCCTGACGTTGTCACCGGCTGGAACATCGAGTTCTTCGACATCCCGTACATCATCAATCGTATCAAAAGAATACTCGGCGAAGACGCTGCTCTCAGGATTTCGCCTTGGGGGATTCTCAAAGAATACCGAGTACCTGTCCGTGGGCGTGAGCAACTAGCATACACACCGGTAGGTATCACGATTCTCGACTACATGCAACTCTACAAGAAGTTCACGTACGTCACTCGTGAGTCGTACAAGCTTGACCACATTGCCTTGGTAGAACTTGGTGAACAAAAGCTTGACTATTCCGAGTACGACAACCTGGATGATCTTCGCCTGAATAACTTTCAAAAGTATATGGAATATAACATCCATGACGTGGAACTTGTAGAGAAGCTTGAGGACAAGCTGAAGCTGATCGAGTTGGTCTATGCGATGGCATACGATGCCAAGATCAACTACAATGATTGCCTTGCATCGGTGAAGCAGTGGGATATCATTACCCACAACTATCTGATGGATCGCAACATGGTTGTCAACCCATTCGGCAAGTCCAACAACGGTACTCTGGTCGGTGGCCACGTCAAGGAGCCGAAGACCGGTCTAAGTAAGTGGGTTGTGTCGTTCGATCTTAACTCCCTTTACCCTCACCTTATCATGCAGTACAATATCTCCCCCGAGACGTTTGTTACTCGCTTGAATGATAAGGTGACGATCGACGACTTACTTGTTGGCGGTGCAGAGAAGTTCGGTGAATATCTTAACAAGACGAACTGTGCTCTCGCCGCCAACCTTTGTATGTATTCGAAGGAAAAACGTGGCTTCCTGCCAAGTCTGATGGACCGCATGTATAACGATCGTACTCGCTACAAGAAAGAGATGATCGAGGTCAAGAAGGAGTATGAGAAGTCTAAGGACAAGAAACTCCTCAAGGAGATTGCCCGTCTTGACAACATGCAGATGGCCAAGAAGATTCAGCTGAACTCAGCTTATGGTGCTCTCGGCAACCAATACTTCCGTTGGTTCGACATCAACCATGCCGAAGCCATCACCATGTCCGGTCAGTTGTCCATCCGTTGGATTGAGAAGAGGATGAATGAGTATCTCAACCGTCTTTTCAAGACCGAGAACATGGACTATGTGATCGCATCGGACACCGACTCGATCTACATCACTCTTGAGTATCTGGTGCACATGATGTATCCTAACGGCGCTGATGACCTGACTATCGTCAAGTTCATCGATGATGCCTGCAAGCAGAAGATCGAACCATTCATCGACCGTGCATACCAAGAGTTGGCAGACAACATGAATGCCTATGCTCAGAAGATGCAGATGAAGCGTGAGAATATTGCCAATAAGGGCATCTGGAAGGCGAAGAAGATGTACATCCTCAACGTCTGGAACTCTGAGGGTGTGCAGTACGACAAGCCTAAGTTGAAGATGATGGGCATCGAAGCTGTCCGTTCGTCGACTCCTCCGTCATGTCGTGATGGCATTAAGAAGTCTCTCGAGATCATCATGAACCAGGATGAGGCTGCACTGCATCGCTATGTTGCTGATTTCCGTGTCAAGTTCAATACCCTTCCTTTCGAAGAAATTGCCTTCACATCATCGGTCAAGGACATGGAGAAGTACTACATCGCTAGTCAGTTCCAGCCCGGTTGCCCCATCCACGTACGTGGGGCAGTGGTCTACAATAAAATCATCAAAGATCTCAAGCTCCAGAATAAATATGAGAGCATCGGCTCAGGTGAAAAGATCAAGTTTGCTTATCTTAAGAAGCCGAATCCGACCAAGGAGCATGTCATCTCTTGCCCATCCACACTCCCGAAGGAGTTCGGCATCGAACCGTTCATTAACCGTGAACTCCAGTTCGACAAGGCATACATCAAACCTATTGAGTCAATCATTAACACTATCGGCTGGCACGTAGAGAAACGTGCATCATTAGAGGACTTTTTCGCATGACAATTGAACTAGAAGACTTTGACTTCGGCTTTACTACAATGGCCGAGGAAGATATTAAGGCAGAGGGCAACGATAAAGCACGTGCGATGTACGATGCAATCATGCCTCTTTTGAAAAACTTACAGAAAGATGCAGATAAGAATCCAATCATCAATTGGCCAAATCGTGCCAAGAAGATAGATGATTTTATTACTAGACTGAACAAGATTCTTGCATCTTAACGATGTACATTATTCATATTTCGTGCTATACTGATAATACAAGGAGGACATATGTCGGATCTATTAAATAAACTACGTAAGAATACTACAATCAAGGACTCAGATATCCTGGCGGACTCTAAGTTCTTTACTGCCAAGGACATGGTGCGTACAACCGTACCTGCCATCAACATTGCGTTGAGCGGTAAAATCAATGGCGGTTTTGTTCCAGGTCTCACCATCTGGGCGGGTCCATCAAAGCACTTCAAGACCTCGTTCAGTCTCTTGATGGCCAAGGCATACATGGACACATACGAAGATGCAGTCATGCT